ATGAACAATAAGTATTATTTATTTATCGCTGCTTGTAAGGGAGCTGCTTTACTTGGAGAGTTTATCTACCTACATGGAAGAGGAGAATTCTCTGGTGCTCGCGGTGCGTACAATTACTGTAAACGCACAGGAGATAAAGCAGGTGAGTTAGCTATATATAATTGTGTAGTTAACCGTAAAGGGCAGAAGGTTTACTGACCTATGGACCGGGAAAATTTTCCCGGTCCTTTTTATTCTTAATATTATCATAACTTTCGTATTGTTATTAATCAAAATATCCACTACATTTAAACCCTTTTCGAGGGATAAAATCTTTAAATTCACAGCTTCTAAACACCCACTTCTTATCAGCCCATCCGGCTAAATCCTTTTGCCATTGAGGAATAATTTGACGAGGATTATTTAAGTCCCTGTAAGGCTGGCAATGCGGCAAGAACCGACTGCCTTTATTCTTCCAATGATTGACACGCTCAAACGATTCTTTAAAGTCACTAAGCAGGATACAATAAAAGAAGTATTCGCCTTTGTAACCGTACTTATCAATCAAAGCCGTAGCACGCTCACATTCTGCTATTTGTCCCGGTGTATCACAACCGAATCTTATGCGCTTCATCCACTTTACTTTTGCAAGCAACCGGGCTATATCATCCGTAACCAACCGGGCATCTAATCCTTGATTGAAGTCTACACGTACTCCCATGGAGATAATCTTTTCAATCTGCTGCAAACCGTAGTTGGATGCAAGTATGTTGTTATCCATGAGAATCACATTTTTTCGCCCAGCAGATACTTCCGCAATATCCATGTAAGGAGTGATGTTTCCTTCTTTGGCAGGTACAACACACCATTTACAACGATTAGGACAGCCCCTTGTCAAAAAGCCATAAGCCAAATTTTTATCAACATTATACAGATCGTAATCAGGAATCATTCTATCAATTTCCGGTAGAAGAACCTTTTTTATGTCATACCCTGTACCGCCTTTCTCAACTTGATCGGCATTGATGTAATAGCCGTAATCCGGCGTAAAGCTAAATACTTTTGCAATGTAAACCTTATCATAAGAACAAAGGGGATTATACCATTCTACATTATCACCTCTTGCCTTGTGATAGCTACTTATCTTCATCAAAGCTAGATTAGGATAGTTGCTATCGACTGCTAGTATTCCGATATTCATCACTTATTTGGGGCTATTTAAAAATTCTCCTTAATCCTGAATTAACAGCATCGGTTTTAGCTTCCTCTGATGGATGAACATAAATATTCAAAGTGGTACCTACATCTGAATGACCAAGAATAGTAGATACAGTTTTGACATCAATTTTATTCTCTATAAGAGTCGTGGCAAAAGTGTGCCTTAATCCATGATACTTGATACAGTGGTCTAGTTTTACCTTTTCAAGAATAAATTTCTCATAATAATTCCGCAAGGTCCGAGGTTCTGTATATTGCTCACCACAAGTACACACATAATAATCGGGATTACACACAGCAGAAAACTTCTTCACCAAAGGGAAAATGTTTTTTAAGATAGGAATATACCTATCAGAATTTGAAGTTTTCGGGGGCCCAATCTCAATATGGGTTTTTGCTTTATTAAATGTACCATCCTCGCCTGGCATATATATGCGTTCTAAGGTTTTACAAATATGAATAGTCTTTTTATCTAAATCTATATCCTTCCATTGTAAGGCACATACTTCCCCTATACGCATACCGGAACATATCGTTAGCAAAATTCCAAGATTACGTGGAGATGGATTCGCTAACACATAATCGACGATTTTCTTATATTCAGCAGGAGAATAACGTTCCAGCTTTTGAGCAGCTATCTTATTTTTACTTGGCCATACCATCTTCCATGTAATGTTATGTACCTCAAGGTCTAACTCTTCGTCAGCAAACCGAATTAGCATTTTTAGAACTATCAGAATATCATTGCAGTACTTCACAGATAACCCCGAATTATCCATAAGATCGTTCATGAATGGCACAATAACCTTTTTGCTCAATTCCCCAACTTCCATACATCCTAACATTGGAGAAAGCTTTTTCACGTATATCTGCTGGTACGATGCCAGTGAACTAGTCTTGACTTGCCTTTTCTTTACAGAAATCCAAGCCTTATACACATCATCCAATTTCATATCTTATAAATTTGTTATTTAAATCAGTTTCAATTCTCGCAAATAAACATCAATCTCCTTATCCAATTCGGCACGTTTGGCTTCCAGCTCTTTTATTTCATCCATAACAGCCTTAATGTCAATAGGTTCTTCTTCCTCAAATACATCTATGTATCTCGGTATGTTAAGATTAAAATCATTAGCCATAACCTCTTGCAATGTGGCACAATGACTGTATTTCTTAATTTCCTTACGCTCTTGGAACGTCTGTACAATCTTGTCTATTTGTTCATCACTCAAAGAGTTCTTGTTTTTAAGCTTTTCAAAATCTTTGCTTGCATCAATAAAAAGGATGTTCTCATCTTCTTTACGACATTTCTTTATTACCAAGATACAAGTAGGAATACTAGTACCATAGAATATATTGGCCGGTAGCCCAATGACAGCATCAATGCAGTTTTTATCTTCAATAAGAAACCTGCGAATAACACCTTCGGCAGCACCACGAAATAAAACTCCATGAGGAAGAACTATAGCCGCAATCCCTGTTACATCCAGTTTATGGACTATATCCAAGACAAAAGCATAATCAGCTTTAGATTTAGGGGCTAATTTCCCAACTTCACTAAATCGTTCATCATCCATAAAAGAGACATCTGCACTCCATTTGGCGGAAAAGGGCGGATTTGCTATTACTGTTTCCATTTTGATTTATTTTTTTGATAATACACTTTCATATACTCACGTATTTCACTTTTGTGAGCTAATTGATATTTTCTATTTTTCTCTAATATCTTTTCCTTATTAACCTTATATCTACGCTTGTAACTAGCCCTCTCCAATTCTCTATAATGTTCAATATTGGCATTTCGCAATTCTTTCCTACGGGCAAGTAATTTGTCTCTGTTACGAATCCGATATGCCTTATTATTCTTCAGTATTTTTTCCCGATTTTCAATATAATAACATGAATTACAAATTTTCGTACTTAAATAGAATTTGCTTTCAGGTACATACTCCCCACATTTATTACATAATAAAATATTTTCAGGAGTATTTCTAATTGCTAAATCAGCTTCCTCAAAACGGTTGTTTCTTTTTATAAAGGAAACCTCATCGTAAATCAGACGATCAACCAAATCCCGCCAATTTTCAATAGAAAAACGTTCGTCAGCTATAACGGAATGAGAGATATCCATGTAATTAATATCAATGCCAGGAAACAAGAAATTGATTCTTTTCCTAGTGTATTGGTACAGATTCTTTATAAAATTATCGTCAATCATAACTAATCTTTTCTATAATGGAAAAATCGAATGGAATATCTTTCACGTTCAGCAAGCGATATTCACTTTTTATTGATTTTACAAGTACATCACCATGATACACAGTTGCATTAATACCACGTATCGATAAATTAAGCAAGAGTAACGGAATAGACCTATCAGACAACTCCCAGCATTCAACGGGGTGTTCAGACGGTTTGAAATCAGTTCCTAAAGTTTTAACTCTATGCCACCAGTTAGAAATAATAAGGGAACCATTCCCGGCAGTAGGTTCGTAAATCACCCCTTTGGAAACCCCTGTCAATCTTGATAGTAGTATTCCTACTACATTAGGAGTAAAATCCTGCTTGTTTTGGTTTCTTTGAGCCAATTCACCCTCATATATATCTTGAAACCAATCTCTTGAAAGATCATGAGTATTGAGTTGTAATAACTCTCGATATATATGATGCAATCTTTCGTCATTATCAAAGATTATTTTAAAAATCGCATTAGGAAGTGATAATATATCCTCTATTTGAAACAACTTCTTTAATTCTACTTCACTCATATTTACTCTGTATTTGAATATTAATCTCTTGCTTCAGCCATTCTTCGGCCTTTAGCCGTTGCCGAATAGATATTCGGCTTACCACCGCTGAAACATTTAGTTTTTATCCATTCATATCTTTCAGCTTCCCGGAGATAGAATAATATTCCGTATTCAGATGTATTTTTCAACCAATCTAATTTCTTGATTTGCTCAAATGTCATAGGACCGCCATATACAAGCAATGATGTTAACATCTGAGCTCTTTCTTTCAATGAATATTCACTCATAATCAATACGGGTTTATGCAATTCTCCATAGCGTTCCGCCACTCATCCTCCGTTATCGGGATCATGTCATCATAAAGGTTGAACCCTATGATGTAGCACCCGCTCTTATAGTTGTTCTCGATACATTCATAATGGAAAGTCCGGGATTTCTTGTCAAACATGCTTTTAGGAGTCAGCCGGAACACCTTCCTTCCATGTCTGTACCACCTGTGGGGTACCTTCTTGCTGAAATGCTTTACAAAAACGCTCATTTCTTTTTATGATTTTAATTAATATTTATCCATTTACATATCATTTACATACTGTAAATCAATCATCTCATTGTTTTATAAATAACTATTGCCTATCTTTGTTGTCTAATTTTAAAAATAAAAATATGTTAGTAATTAAATCTACAAAAGAAGGCTATGAGCTTAATCAAGGGATTTCACTGAGATTGTTTGAGCCATCCGGAAACACTGTTGTAAAAGTAGTATGTGAAACTCCTTATTACGGGGAACCGAACCATTTAGAAAACGCTATTTGTAATCACATAAATAGCTTAATGCCTGATGGCTATACAGTAAAAACCAATCATGTGACTCTTGAATCAAGTACTGGAAGTGATATGAAAGGCAAATATGTCGAATCTCTAATGTTTCAGATTTATATCTAATCTCAGTAAAGTCCTGACTACCTATTCAGGACTTTTTCATTTATCGCTTTACTCATTTCTATCTTCGGTATTGAGAGTTAATACTTCTTCCCGTGCATCTTTTCACGAAGTTCGTTATACTTCATTTTCTGCTCGATGTGCCAAAGCAGGTCTATATCTAAGTGCTTGGCAAGCCCGAAGATTGATAGTATCATATCATTCACGGTTGTAGGAAAATCAAATATTCCGTCATACCTAACAGGAAGTGTAGAGATGGAATAGATTGATTCGGTGAAAGTTTCGTCTTTACAAGCTTCTGCCATATCTTCAATACAGTCATCAATATCTCCGTTGGCAAGTTCAAGGCTTATTCCTCGAAGTCCTGCAAGCTCAAGCAAGCGGATTACAGCATCGACTAACTCTTCCTCAATTGAGCCTTTTATAGTTTCATTGTATGCGACTTCGTAACCACGCTCTTTGGGAATGTCAGAATCCAATCCTTGACAAATGCGGCTGTTAGCAATCTTCTTATTATACCGATCAACATTAGCACGCCTTCCTTTTCTATCTGCTTCCACAGCTTCCATCAATTCAGAAATCACAAGGCAAAGAAAATGATTGTTACTTAGCTCTTGATCGTGAAACCCATGTTCACAAGCTGTTTTATATGCTTTGTCTCTTAATTCATTTAAATTCATTTTACTCATCCTTGTAATGCTTAAATATATCTATCCAATTCCTTTTCTAATAATTCTCCATCTATTTCAGGAAACAGCTTCAGAACTAAATCCAATGATTTGCAATAATTGTTATTGTATTCTTCAGTATCCATTAATCGAAGTACCATAGAACAAAAATTACCTACAATTATTGAAGTAGATTCAAGAGTTTCCGAAACACCATTATTCCACTTTGCATCTTCAATAAGTTCCCTCACATATTCTTGAACTCTTGTAATGTTCTGCTCTATTAAATCTTTTTTACTCATAATTTCAATTCAATTAAGTTCGATTATTTTTTTGCAATATTCTCCCAAAAAGCAACGCCTTCAGGAGTACCATTAAAAGGGAATGAGATAGCTAGAAATCGATGAAAACAGCAATCAACATCTAACAAATTGTTCACCCGCTCTTCATTTGTCATTGAGAAGTCAGGACACTCAATATTAAATGTATCATTTGCTCTTTCTGTGTTATATTTCCATTGATTGAAAATACCTAGTCTTTCTAATTTTTCTATTTTTTCATTCCTCTTCATGTTGATTGACTTTTAATGCTTTACGTCTATAAAGGTAATCGTTATTGACAAGTTTAGCAAACAGAAACTTCGCCATTTTAACGCCATTTTAATCAGTTTTTTTCTTCAACAATTCACGTCTAAATCTTTCCTCTAAATCAAAAATGGTTTCTCCACTATTACGACGATAGGGCCTATCGGTATTTAACTGAAGTTCTTTCAGCTTTTTCCAATACCATGGAAGGTACAAATACATATTCTTCAACTCCTTCAAGTTCTTATTTCCACAACACCAGCAACTCACACGATCAAGTAGCTCATATAGCCTTACTCCATCCTCATGCCAAACAAAGCCTTTTGTGTAACAATACTGGAGTGCATCTGCTTCAGTAATGCCCCAATCACGAAGTGGTAAAACCCGATTTGGTCGTTTTTCCTTTTCAAAACGATGGGTCTCATCGGCAGCAATACCGACATAATCAATTCCGTCTTTTGTGTGAGCTTTCAATGCACGAAGTTTTTCACTCGTTCCCCACCGGCATGTTCCCCCACACCAACTATATCCTTTTTTATGGATAATATTGGTCCCTCTTTTCTTAACCGGCCTTTCAAACATTGTCCAAAGAAAAGGTTGCTCCGGATGCAGTTCTGTATATTTAATGCCAAGTTTTTTAAGAATTGGAAGAACAGCATCACGAGTGTTATAGATTGCCTGAAATTCCATACCTGTATCATAGAAAACGACTTCATCCAACTGATATCCTTTATCTATTAGCATGAAAAGCATTGCCAAGGAATCCTTTCCAAAGCTAACTGAAGCATAATATTTCATACAAAAAATTTAATGGACAAGTCACTTTTTCTTCTTTGCCCTCTGATTATTAATCTGTGACATACACATACGGCACCAGGAAGTCAACAAATGATATTCCTTACCTTTTCTCACCACTATACGATTGTAGAACCGGTTCAAGTAGAAGTAATTTCCGCAATGGGTACATCTTTTCATTTCACGTCCTGAATCATCTATAATCCGATTACGCGGCTTACGACGAATTAGAGTACAACTTTTACACTTCTCATCAGTTTCGCGGTGCCGCCGGCAATGTGATAAGGATTTTGCTCCACATTTAGCAAACACCTTACAATCTCTACGAGGTATTGATTGACACACATTCATGGCTTCCTCGCATTCAAGAATTTATTTACTACACGAGAAAGTACATCCTCATTCTCCGGCATCAGCCATTCTTTTGCAACGTTCCAAGCAATACTCATAGCAGGATTGAAGTTATCCTTCCTGACTGTGTGATGAGACAAACGTCCTTCAGTGGGCTTCAAACCCTTATCATGTAAGATACACAGTCCATTCTCGAAAAAAGCACAATACTCCTTACCAGCAACGGGCTGAATCATCGGAATAGCAATATTAATAACCCCTAAGAATATACCAGCAGCCCAGTTCGTCAGCGCTAACCTGTCGGCATAACCTGCATCAATAATTCGTTCAATATCATCAGGAGTACCTAAACATGGCGTATGACATTGTTGTTTACAAACACTGCATGAGCATTGTACAGGTACACGACCTGAAGCCCTCATTACCCTTTGTAATGAGGTTTCTTTTGATAATTCTCTCATAGTAAATTATTTGAGATACTACAGATTATTAAACATCGCCCCACAGCTTTACTGCAAGGTCATAATTTTTTTTAGCCTCTTTTACTGCTTTATTGGCATAAGCCATAGCGTATGTATGCTCGCGTCGGTACTTACCGGACTTCAATCCTTCGTGATATTCTTTTGCTTGTTCCAACTTATGTTCGTAGAAATCTATACTTTCCGGCATGGACAAGTTTATCGTATTAGCCCTTTTTTCCCAATACTTCGCAACTCTTTCATGTTCGGCAGCCTTATCGCTAAACTCAACGCTTTTCCCCATGTTATTCCAGGCATCATCTATCATTTTGCGATGTCCTCGTTCGCTGTGGTGTCCAACTTTGATAGGCTCACCCAAAGAAAGGAAATCACGATGCTTATTTGATTTCTGAAAATACTCATTACTTTTTTGTACTGCCGATGACGCCCATTCATGCCTGCGTTCCGCTCTTTGCTTAGCCCATTCTTGAACATTAAAGCCGTCAGCTCTAACGATGGAATAATAGTAAAACCCATCTTTTTCGAAGATTAGGTTAAATACTATACTTTCGTTCTCCTTACCATACTTGGTGGTAACTTCAATAGTTTCACCTTTTTCGTGCTTCTCATCACACTTTGCCAAAAATACATTTGGCGCAAATTTGTAATACGTGTTCATTTTTTTAATTAAATTGGTTTGACTTATATGAAAAATGAGAAACCACAGCTACTTAGCCGTGGTTTCATCATTAAATAACTTTGGTTGACTGGGTTGAACCAAATCATCGAATAAACCAGGAACACGAGGTTGTAACGCCTTGTATTCTTCCTGAAAGAATTCTTCTTTGGTTCTCCCATGTTTTTTACCCTTTCGTGTATGTACATCGAAAGTGTAATCTGGAATAGGAATAGGGTAACGCCTGACATCATTTATCCACTTTTCTATATCAATATCCTTTCTATCATAGATGAAGTTTTGCAAATGATCCGCATCACGATTCTTTCTACATTCACAAAGGAGAATAACAGCTTTACTGACAAATATCCTCCCTTTGGGTTCAGTAGCAGTCTTGTTTACCAGCTCATGCCCCTGCCACAATGCTTCTATCTCTTTAGTAATGATTCCATAGCAATCTTCAGCACTAATGGTAAACAGACGCTTCCACACATAGTCGCGGTACCCACTCGCCCAAAGTTCCAATGCAAAAAAGCCGGCTACCCCGGTGTCGGCTCGCCTAATGGCTTTCTGCATTGCAGAACTCACCTCAAAGAAATCATATCCGCAAACTGTTCTTATAATCATAATTCTAATTTAATGGTTTGACTTTTAGTTTATTACGTCAGTAAAGTTAGCTAAAAAAGGCGAATATGACAAACAGAATGGACGCCATTTAAACGCCTTTTTTACAGACTATTAGAATTTGAATTTGCATGATATATTATATTGAACGAGCTGCTTTGTTTTGTCTTTCCCATTAGTGGTTGCACTCTTTAGCAAAATACTATCACCAAAATTCTTTTTGATAAAGAGGATAGATTTACGTTCCTCTTCCTGATTCCTTATAGAAGCAAGCCCACCAGCGTTTACAAAAGTGTTCTTTTGCTCAAAATTATACCGCAAATCGGTTAAAACCTTACGTTCTTTGTACTTCATGTAACAAGAAATCCAAAAATCTTCCTTCAAACGTATTTCCTCATTCCACCAAGTGTTTTTGTTATAGATTACTCCATAACTGCAACCGGTTATCATTTTCGAAAGAGAAAGAAAAGCGGATTCATCATACATTACCGGCGATATCCGAGCGGTGAAGCCAAACAGATGTACATCCATCATACTGGCCATCTCAAATAATGACTGAATGATATTAGTTATCTTATCTTTATCCTTTATCCGGCTAGGTTCTCCTTTTTCCACATAAATAGGTTTGCAGGCATGGACATCATCATCAAGCATGAAAAGTTCTCCAAAATGCTTTGCCATCCAATTACGTTTCGGGATGAGGCCCATAACGTCGTCAGGATGAGTTACAATTTCACATTCCGGGTTAAATTGCTGATATAAGTCAGCTTGACTTTCAGCAACGCAAATGATAGGATCGTTCACCAACTTTTTAGCGAACACCCGGTCATGGCGTTTATGACTTGGTATTACTATTTTGCAGGGCATGGCGAACGTCTTTTATATCAATTACATTGGATTTACTTATTTTCCCGGTTTTGTACGACTTCATGTGCTGCATGTCCAGCCTCTCACGAAGCCAGTTGCTATCTACCTCATTACTTGAGGTGATGATAAACAACTCATGTTTTTCGTCATACTTTGGAATGAGAGGATAAATGGCTGTATCATCCGTGATGGCATCGAAGCGCTCTTTAAATTCATCCTCTTTCTTCTCCGGGGCAAATTCGATGCCCCAGTCTTGGAGTTCCGCCTTATTCCACTCGTTTTCCATAACGTCCAAATCATTCTCACCAAAATTGACATTATCTTTAGTGGCATATTCCCTCAACTTCTTAACGGGGGTATCAGGTGCCAGAATTTTACAAGGCAGTTCTTTATAACCTAACTCCTTGCAAGCTCGCAAACGTAAATTACCACAAACAACAATATATCTGCCATCATTGTAGGGAAAAACTATAAGTTCTCGAAGCTCAAGCATCTCTGGCGAATCCTGAATGCTTTTCTTCATCGCTTCAAAGCGGTAATCACGAAAAAAACGTGGATTTTTCGGCAATCCCGTGAGCTGCCCCTTATTAAAATCAAGTAGGCAGACTTGAATAATCTCTGTCATAACTAACTATATTAAAATCAACAACACAAAATCAACAACACAAACAGTCAGTAACAACACCTAATCATTTTTTCTATCATCGAACTCTATCTTATCTTTGATAAGCTGTTCAATGTCCTCACAACCAAATCTTTTTAAATAGGCAACAAGGTAAATTATCATCTCGGCTGCCAATTCTTCATCTTCCGAATATTTAGGAAGATTATCACTCCTATATTTAGAAGCAATATCGAATTTTCTCCAAACGGCTTCAATTCTTATGCTAAACGCTTTTCTTGAGCTATGCTCATTCATCTTAAAGCGCTTCCTCATGATATTCAAGCATCTCTGGGCAAACCTATTCAATGTTATCATATCGATCGGGTTAAATTGTTAGACTATGAATAATCTCACACGATTCTATTAGGTTGGTCTCTGATGCGAAACCAATGAACATATTCTTTATCTATCAGCATACTATTATTTATTTTGAGGGGTCTGTTGTATCTAAATATTTCCTGTACTCTAATTCTGTCTTAGCAAGATTGATTACGGTATTAACCCCTTGGAAAACTTGTTTTGCTTGGCTCACTTTACTAGGATCTTCTTTCACATCCTTAATTTGTTGAAGAACCAAATTCCTCAAATCTTGTAAAATGGTAGGGTTCACTGTAGACACCTTATTCAACCGTTCATTAGCCAACACGACAACTGTGTTTGTTATTGGCCGAAAACGATTCAATTTGGAAGCCAAATCAAACATACTAAATACCAATACTTTGCCATTATTCAAGTATATCTCAACTTCGGTACCATCATCACCGGTACCGTCACAGTAATTGAGAATTACAACTTCTTCATTCTGATAAAGGAATGGTTTATTAACCATTTCTTTCAATCTATCTATTGCTCCATCAGTCATGATTCATTCTTTTTTGTTGCTTTATTAATTTGTCTATTCAAAGCTCCTTTTAGTTTGATTAGGTACTGAACATCTTCCGGATATCGGGCATACAAAGAATTCTCTTTTTTTAATTGTTCAGAACGACTAATCATGTAAAGGTTCTCAATGGAAACGTTTTGCCTGTTGCCATCTTTAAACTGAATATTATAACCAGGGGGGATTTCTCCATTATGCTCAATCCATACAAGCCGATGTTTAAGTTCAAAGACATTCGGTTCGGCAGTTTTCACTTCAATGTAACCGTCACGAGTTATGCGTTCATAACCGACTGGTTTATGATTTTTGGGGACATGTCCTTTCTTAAATCGAGTAGCTTTCGTTTTTGCTAATTGTTCCTCTGACATATATTCCGTTTGCTTACGTCCCTTGTTCATCGGTTGGTGGCCTTTGGGAAAGAAGCTTTTAGAAGCGCATTGAAATTTAAATTCTTTAGATTTAAAGAGCCGTAATTTAAATGCAACTCCATTTACAGCAGAATAAGTGGTACCTAATATCTGTGCTATTTCCTCATTAGTATGATTGGGATACAACTTTTTCAATTTATCAAGTCTCTCACTATTCCAAAACGAGATTCTCGGAGAGCGCCTAAGTTTTCGAATCAAGGCCTTTGTTTTAACAGCACTAAGTGTTTTATCAAGACGCCTAGCAAGTTCTTTTAAATCAGCAGTCGGGTACTCACTGTCAAGTATAGCAAGTTGTTCGTCAGTCCACGTTTTCATAAGTGCGTCAATAAAGAGAGGAAACCACTAGGCTTCCTCTGTGTTATCGTTATTTAGTTCTTTCAGTCTTTCTTTGAGCTTCTTTTCTTTCTTATCATATGAATCCGCAAGTTTCTTAGAGAGCGCTTTGAAATCATCCGGATATTGTTCTGCAAAAAGGATTTTCTGACACTTTTGCAAATAGGAGTAGAAATTCACATTATTCGATGATAAGCATTCAGCAATAAAGGCTCTATACCATTGGTGTCGGTCAGCTTGGTTGTTCTTGACATAATTTACAAAATCACTCTCACCATTCCATTTTTTTAAATTCAGTTTTTCAAGATAAGTACTGCTACAACCGCTAAGAACCAGCACATCAAAAACAAGTTGTTCATTTTCAGAGAATTCTTTTGTTCTCTGATAATATGTTTTCTCTTGCGCCCACTTGCGCATTTCTTCAGCAGACTTCTCCTTGACTATATCCTTCGCTCTTTTTAATTGGGCGTTTATTTTTTCCCTTTCTATCTCTTTTAGATCGGCAACGGCGGAAGTAGAGGAAGCCGTTTCTTTTCTAACATAATAGAAACTAACGTTAAATTCGGGAGAATAATGTCCAAAAAATGAAAGACAACGATAAACTTCTCCATCTTCAAGCATTTTCAAAGTGCGTTCATCATCTTCTGAATACCAGCACTTACATCTAAAGATTTCATCAGGATCAACTATTTCAAATCCAAGTTGTTTAACAGCTTCCAAAGTTTTTTCATAGAAAACCTTTCTATCTTCTCCCCAATATGTATCGGGACGTCTAGCGATAATTACTGTTTTTCCAAATGAAAGAGGTTCGCCAACTTTAACAAGATGTTCATATTCTAGTTGAATTTTCCGCGTCACATAAGCAATCTGTTTTTTCTCATAGCAAGCAGCATTGATACATCTAGCATCCTTACTATTCATTTCATAGAACAAACAACCATGATTACACGTATTATTCTCACATTGAGAACATGATTTAATATCGGTATTTTCCCAATTATCGGAATCATCTTTAATCCAAGGTGCGTTACCAAGCTCCATGAAAGAATTACTCACAAATTCTCGAATCATAGCAGTAGTACATTGTTCTTCCTCCTCCTCATGAAACTCTTTTTGAGTATCTTCATCCAATTTAGAAAGAATCATAGCACCGGACAATGGTATATCTCCATTTCTTACCCGCTCTTTTAGTTCAGGAATAAGAGAATTCAATTTAATACGGTCAAAAACAAACCGGGTAGACTTTCCTATTTTAAGAGCGATATCTTCCAAAGTTCGTCCTTTTTCAGCCAACTGCGCAAAGGCAAAAGCTTCTTCGATGGGATCAACATCTTTTCTTTGAAGATTCTCGGTAATCATCGCTTCAAAAGCCTCATCATCTGTCATTTCTCTGACAATGCAGGATATTGTCTGAAATTTTTCCGACTTTTTTCGATGGGCTTTGATTTTTGCAACATTCGCTTCATCTTCCTTTGCTTTCAAAAGTGACACAGCCCGGAAACGACGCTCACCGCAAACAATTTCGTATGTGTAAGGTAATGGGGTAACATCTCCGGTTTCTAGGTTAGTCATCTCCTCGGATTTAGCAACTCTGACAGTGATAGGTTGCAATAAACCTTGCTTTTCAATGTTGCTTGCAAGCTCTTCAAGAGCTGCTTCATCAAAAGTCTTTCTCGGATTCAAAGGAGAAGGACTGATAAGGTCAATTCTAATGTTTTGTACTTCCATAATTTAATTATATTGGTTTGACTTTTAATTCATTACATCAGTAAAGTTATCGTAAAATGACAAGTTATGCAAACAGAAACTTCGCCATTTTAACGCCATTTTCATGCGGGCTTATTACGTATTTGAATGAAGCCACGTTTTTCCGTTTCCCGAAGCAATTCCATATCTTCCTCACGGATATAACAATCCGTTTCACCATTAACAGTTGTGTGATTAGGAATACCAAAACGCTCCCGTATTCTTCTTTTCACTTCAGGAATATCTTCAAGTTTGATATGCCTAGTGTTCCAGTAAATTGTCACCTTCTGCTTCTTGTTTGCCATATTCTCTTTTGTTTAGATAAGAGATTATTTCATTTGAGAGACTTAACGCTTTAGCAGCTTCTTCATCTCCTTGCTCAACTCTAAGTTTGAGTTCGTTCCGGTATTCTTCATACGACAAGCCACTTGTAAAACTCGTTTCCCCTGACAATTTAGCCTTATGAGTATTCCATGACTGATTATCAGCAACAGCACAACGTTCTTTGTTGTATTCACGAAGCCATCCCATAATGATAGAACCATCAATACGATTGTAATTTTCACCATATTTCATTTTCATTGCATTCTTGAAACACAGTTTAAAATCATCAGTTTTCATATAGGGATATTCTTCAATGATTAAATCTACTGTAGTAGCAACTTGGGTAGCAGACATTGTATTACTGACATTGAAAAACTCCAAGGCATCAGCTATCAATATGACCAGCACTGCTCTAGCCTGTGGTTCACCAAACTTTCTTATGATAGTGCCAATAGAAGGTTCATCACTTTGAAATACATCTTCAACCTTCTTTGGGCATAGAGCTTTGCAGTAGTTCTTCGGCGAGGTCCGTAAGACTGCTAACCGATTCTCTTCTTGTGGCCGCAGTATCAGTTCGTTTTCCATTATAGTTACCTTCTAAAATATTTGTAAATTTTGTAGGCAAGAATATCCAGTCAAAAGTGCACCTCCAATTTTTATCGTTTTGTCCAAGCAAGAAAGGACTGTCTAAAACCAATTGGAACACATCGAATATAGCTTGCTTCCCGTATTGTGCGACACGTGCTTTAATAGCTTTCTTTCGTTTTGCATCTATGGACTTTATAGCAGGAAGTTTACCTTTAAACGTGGAATTAAAATAATCCATTAGCCCACCCCAATCAATCTTTTCTTCGGGGAACAAAGAAAGCTCGTCTTTCTTTGATTCTCCTTTAGGAGAAGTTTCTTTCTTTTTTAAATGAGAATCATTATCATCTACATAATCATTATCATATTCATTATCATTATCGGGTTTTGTGGGTTCTTTTGGGTTTCCAAATAACCCAGTGGGTTTTGTGGGTTCTTTGGGTTCTTTTGGGTTTTCACTTTTCGGACGTCCCCCCTTAGAACCATTGCTCTTATTCCTTTCCACAATAGACATATACTTTTCAGTATCCCTGTCTATATCTATCTTTATAAAGTTGAAAGCAATATTTGCCATAGGTTTCAACCCCCGAAGATTTCCCGTTGTCGCATACTCAATTATGCTTTCGTAAATCTCCAGCCTGACATCATCCGGCAAATCCTTGATTGCTTCTCTCCACCCTTTATAAAAGATGAATGAATTTCTTTCCATATTTTAAGGGATTATACTCCGATTAGTAATAAAACTCACAGACCTTTTGCTTCCTTCAGTTTTTTCGCTTCTTCCTTGTAATGAGTAATCAGCTTTTCTAATTGAAAGTCACTAAATTGCTTAGTAACATTTTTCTTGGCTTCCAGGATCAGCACATTTCGTTCACCATACTTGGCAACTAGACGTCTGCGATAATCCTGAATATTTCCTTCCATGAAGCGGTTACAATGTGAACATTGAGCATTGCAGTTCATTTCATCAAAGCGAGTACTCATGTGTTGGCGGTTGATGTAATGACCGCAATCTGCTTTATTGAAAGGCTTTATTTTACCACATGAAATACACTGAAAATATCCATTAGGCATCGTATCACGATAACGGATGAATAAACTAAATATTCTGTCTAGTTTATCGACAAGATCAGGTTTCTTCTTGACCTTAACACCTTCTACCTCGAAAAGAGGCTTTTTCTTTTCTTTCTTCTTGTAATTTCTCCACATGATAATTAAAATACTACATTGGTTAATTGACGGCCACGACTCATTATACACCATTTTCCCTTTTCAGGCTGTTCTATGCGTAACTCTTCAACACGCCCAAAACGCCGGAAATTCCCACTCAAATCAACAACCCAACCCTCTTTACCTTGGCAGGGACGAATAACACGACCGACCATTTGATAATAGAGGGAAAGGGATTTGGTTGGACGTGCAAGAACAATCGTATCAAGCTCCGGGTAATCGAATCCGGTTGTAAGTACTCCGACATTAGCAACAACTTTTATTCTTCCATCTTTAAAACCTTTCAGAATTCGTGCCCTTTCTTCCTTTGGAGTAGAACCGCTAACGATCGCACAATTAGGAATTTCGGAAGCCAGTTTTTCAGCTTCACGAATAAACCTCGTGAATATTAAAATACCTTTGCGTGGTATGCCCGATTTGGGGTTCAACAGACGTTTTGTCCATCCAACTATATCTTTGTATATGTCCACACGTTCAAACTCTTGCAGAAGACTTTTTTCATCGTAATCTGCACCAGTAGAATTAGTCCTGACTCTACTTAAATCCAACTTTGTAATATCATAGTATTTCAAACTTGCGAGAAATCCTTTAGCAAGTAGTTCACTCACCTGACAGTGATAAATAACATCAGTGAAAACCTTTGGACGGGTACGAGTTATAAATTTAAGCATAGCACCACCTCTTCCTGAACATAATCTGTAAGGAGTCGCTGTCAGCCCAATAACTTTCCTTTGCTCATCTTCAAAGAATTCCTTATACATTCCTTTCTCCGGATTCACTAAATGACATTCATCAATCAGAACGTGCTTAAAATGTTTGAAGAAACTCATGTGTTTCATCACACTACCAATCATAGCAAACGTAATACGATTGATATCCTTTCTTCCGGCAGAAGCTGAATAAACTCCACAATCGAATATGCCGTATGATTGAAGTTTCGCAAAATTTTGTTCGAGTATTTCCTTGCTAGGCTGGAACACTATCAGCGGCCCGTCTATCCGTGCAGCTATATTGGCAATGACAAGGGACTTCCCGGCACCAGTGGGAAGAACTATCACGTAGTTTTTCTTTTCCTTGGATTTAAAAACGCTGACCGCTGCATCACTAGCACTTTTTTGGTAGTCTCTTAACTGGTATGTCATAATTTGATGTGATATTTATGAACTTTCAAATGACAGTCACCACAAAGGGTAACGAGACAATCAAGATGTTCAAGCTCATGACCAACGATTGATTTTCCGTTAACCCTGTATGTTTTGTGGTGAATCTCTAAATTAAAGTCTTTACCGCACATCTGGCATTTATGTCCGTCCCTAATACGAACTTTACGCTTGGCTTCTTCCCAATCTGGATTATTCACAAGCCGCTTCACATAGTTGGACTTCCTGCCTTTTTTGTGCTGCAATCTACTCATCGTCTTCCGCTTCTTCTTCAGGAAGATTATCAGAAAACTCCTCTTCGAAAGTGTCTCCTAAATCTTCCGTGCCATCAATAGGACGTTCAACTTCGGGATATTCAAGGCCGAACAAATCCAACATTGCTTTTCGGTTCCGATCTTCCTGTGCCCAAAGGGAACGTTTATCCCAATCAGGTATTTTCTCTGCCTTTACAAGTTTCAAGGCACCATTAACCCAAGAATAATATAAGAAGTGACCGTTAAGAGCAAAACGGATCGTATTCTTACTTGAAAGATGATACTCCCTCGTCCCCTTTTTGACCTCGGCAGCCAGGTCTTTAATTTCAGTCTTAATAGAAGCTAACCTGTCTTGTGCATCACTCTTAATTTTCTTTGCACGTTCAATGGCTTCCAACAGTTCACGTTCGCGTTTGGGGACCTCATTCTCTTGCTTGATGCAATACTCTTCACGAATTTCGGAAATTTCAAATTCATCCAGTAAACGTTGTGTCACCTCACTTTCAGGGAATGTAGCATTGAAATGCTCATTCACCAACTTTATCAATTCATCTACATTCGTAGAACCCTGAAATAAAACAGGGGGAAATTTTTCCCGAATAGAATCGGGAACTACAAACTCGATTGTCTCGGGTTCGTAGTTTCTCAAATTTGCAATCATAAATTATAAAAGAATTAATTAGTACCGGTTTTGGTACTCATGAATAAAATCTAAGTAATGCTGGTCTTCAGGCAATGGAAGTGTAATACCAAACTCGGTGACCGCATCTATTTTCACGCTTTCCATGAAATTATGCATCTCTAAAGTATTAAGTTTACTTGTTCCTCGCACAATAGTTTCCACCTTACCATTCACATGAACCTGTTTCACAAGAAACTTCTTACAATACAAGTCATGTATATCCTGAACTCCAGCAGCAGTGCTCCAATACTCTTCACCTGTGTATTCACGCAAACAGGCACCAATACACTGAAACCATTTCCACATGAGAGCATTTTGATTTAATGTTCTCGGCTGTGTTTTTTTCTTAATGGTTACAGTGTATTCTCCATTACGAAGTGTGCTGCACATGAACTCGAAAGACTTATCCATTTGGATTTTGCCATCTTTCTTCGTCAATGTTGCTTCCATAACCTATCAGAATGGCAAATCGTCCTTGGTCGGTGGTGGCGGTGGCGGGCACTCATTCACCGCACTTCGAGTCTGATTATTGGTGTGTTCCGGAAGAGGTGGCGGTGGTGGCGCTTGTTGAGGCTTAACAGAAAGCATCTCCATATTATCAACAAAAAGTTCTGTAATATACCGTTTAATTCCTCTGCTATCATCATAACTCCGAGTTCTTATCTTTCCTTCCAGATACAACTTGTCTCCCTTATGGACATACTTCTCAACAACATCGGCAAGACCACGCCAAACAACAACATTATGCCATTCAGTTCTTTCAGGAACCTGTGTTCCATTAGCAAGGGTATAACCTTTTTCAGTGGTGGCAAAGGAGAAAGTGGCCACTTTAGAACCAGCTTCCAAAATTCTAATATCGGGGTCTTTGCCAACATGCCCGATAAGCATCAATTTGTTTAAACTCATGATTTATCCTCCCTTATTGTTACACGGATACTATCAGCTTTAGGAACTGTTTTGATATACTTAGAATATAATTCCGGATAGTCAGCCTGAAACTTTTTAGTATCAAAATTGTCACTCGTAGAAGCGGGTGTATAACTAACTCGCAATCTTCCGGCATCCCATGACTTGACACCATTCTCACGCATAGCAGTTTTCAATTTTGCCTTATAATCTTTCTGAATCTTGGTTAGATCTGCAAGTTCTTCCTCAATCCCGATTATAGTATTTACAAGCTGCATTGGAATAAGTAACTTGTCATCATCAGGGGCAGGAACGGGAAGATTGGATAGATATTGCTCACCCTTCTTCTCGCATTCCATTAACTTCTTGACTTCTTTATCAGACTTACGACTAATTTCAACAAATTCATGTTTATTACCACGCAACCAAGTGCTAAACAATTTATCAACTTTGAGTAATGGATTTTGAAGTTCAAAGAAATAAGCATAGATTGACAACTGCCAACTTAAATACTCCTTATCAAGATGAAGGGTAGTTTTGATGTCAACAAGACTAATTCTACCGGCTTTCTCCCAAACACAATCTATATTCGATGCAAAGTATTCGTTATCAGAAACGGTATATTCATTGGCAAGCGCCTTATATCCGGCATTTACCCTCATTCTGATATAATTCTCTGCTTCAATACTTTCAGGAGGTAAGCCTGTTACATCAGCAAACTGGCATTGAGCATGAATAAGGCTACCCTTCTCTGCAGCTCTCTTCAATACAAAATCGGGGACATCTTTATATTTGTCAGGGAACAACTGCCGGCTAATCATACCGGTTATACCTTGCAACTGTTTTTCACCGAGCATATAAGTGTGGTTTTCCTCATTGAAAACCACACTGGATTTCACTAATTCTATCATTATTATCAATTTCTAGGAGGATACGTTTTCTGCATGTCAATAGTTATGTTTCTGAACTCCTTATTATTGTGAAGTTCGGGATGTTCAGCCCAAACTCTCTCAAGCTCTTCGCGGCTTTTAACACCAGTCATTTGTTTAATTGCACGATCCAGGTCTACACCAGTATATACTTTGCCCGAAGCGTTTGAAGCAGAAACATTGGGAGCATATACTTTTTCCTTTGTATTACCATAAGCAAAACGAACGCGGTTTTTATTGTCCACAATAACAAGTAAAATAATCTCCTTTTGCTCGTTATAACCAATCTCTTTTACACTGAATTTGGTGTATAGAGCAGGAGAACCTGTTTTGCTCTGATATATTTCATTTTTCTCAAGTGGAATCCAAATGAAAGGACCCGTATAAAGTTCACGCCCAATTCCCCAGTTAAATCCTGCACGTTTAAAGGCGTCCGAAGCCTGCCCTTTCTCTTTTTCTGTGCTAGATTCTGTCCCAACATCCTGTTTACTCACCCATTCCTTCTTTTCATTATCCCAAATGGACAACGTACAGAATAGATTCCCATTAACGACATCATGGTGCCGTTTCCAGTTCATTTCTCCGAACACTTCATCAAGTATTCTCATGTCTACTCGAGCATCCTTGTATAATAGCAAGGAGCAGCCCGAACCGTCCGGTTTCATAGTACCAACCCTACATTCAATTTCAGAAGCTAGAAGCGGTCTGATAGAATTTTTCTTCTTCTCTTCATTCTGAACCGTTGATACAGTGTTTTTTCTCGCTGTCATAATTCTAATTTAATGGTTTGACTTTTAGCTCATTACATCAGTAAAGGTAATCGTTATTGACAAGTTTAGCAAACAGAAACTTCGCCATTTTAACGCCATTTTCAGGTAGTAAAAACTGCCTGTACGATATTGTACAGGCAGAAAAATAAGAAAATGAATAATCCAATGTACCTTATGGAACGGCTACGCTTTGAAGGGTGTACGGCTCCCTGATTTATACATAATGTAAATGCTAGTGGACGGAACCGGAGTCGAACCGGTCTCACGGAATATTGGTGCACCTCACCGCAGTTTCAACCAACGATATACATATCCGCCCGATTAATTAAAAAGGTGCACTATCTTCACAGACCATACACCCCAATCACAAACACAAAACAAAACTCATGAACTACTATAATTTAATTAGGATCAGAAGGGTGAATGGCGTGGGGATCGAACCCACATCACGCATATCTGCGTATGCTGCCAATTACACCAGCCATCCGTTTTAAGTGAACTATTCTCACGAACCATTCACCTAGAACACAAACACAAAATAAAACACGACATTAACTATTAAATAGCACTCTCACGAGCTTCTTGCTTCCGGATAGCCGTTCAAAGCACACCGGAATAGTATAGAACAATTAAAACTCAAATAACAGGGGCTTTAACCCTACAGCGTCCTTTTCGCTGGCAACATTAGTTAAACATAAAAAGAAAAATTCTCTGTGAAGGAACCCGGACTCGAACCGGGATGATAGATTACCTATGTATGACTTTCTTCAATCTATCTGCATACTTGCGTCTACCAATTCCGCCATTCCTTCAGGTCGTAGCCAGACGCTTCCGGCTACATTGATTGAATTGTTATTGATACAAACATAATTTTCCCCCTCACGGGTTACTTAACTCTGATTGAGTTGAGCCGGGAAACGGATTCGAACCGCTGACCTCATGTAGAAACATGCGCTCTAACCAACTGGGCTATCCCGGCAGATGCCCGGCGAACCGGGCTAAATAAACATGACAAATACTAAAATTAAGCAATGCAGACCTTCACAGGCTATCTTTATTTTGTTTCCTATCTTCGTAGTATCGAAAACAGATATAATTCACTGATACGACAGTCACCAATACAAAAGCAGCAATAAATTCTTTCTTGCTAACTTCAATGCTATCTACAAGATACAGTGTTGTCCATAAGGCAATGAACATCATGGCATACTGTATCACTTTAATCTTTTTCATTTCTTCCGTTTTTTAGATTTAACTTTCCTTCCCGCACATCGGCAATGAAGTAATACTTGAGCAGCATTACAATGCCACTTGCCGTTTTGGACATTAGTGGGCTTATCACTTTCAATCTTACCCGCTTCTATAAGATTCATCAATTTCTTTTCCCCACCCACATAATACGCAGACTTATCTTTTCCAAACGTTTCTGTAGAAAACAGACGGAGAATATTATCTAGCAATATTTCAGCCATTTCACCTCTGATCATCTCAACAAGCAAGGTAGTTATGCAATTCTGGTTACTATAAACTGCATATTTTTTACATCTGACTTTGTTTTCCAAGCCATTCCTTCAGCTTTTTCTTTATAAAGCCGAGCATTCAATGTATTAGTTACAGACGGTTTCTGAACGATAGGAAATACTTCTATTGCACCAACATCCATACCCCGTAATACATCAATTACGTTACGTCTCTGAATATCCTTTTCCATACAATCTAATTTTAAATTAAACATTGAAGCGATGAGCGGATTCGAACCGCCGACCTCTGCTTGTGGTGCTCTTCCGTTAAGCTAAGAGTGTTTCTTGAGAGACTCGAACTCTCAACCATCCACCACACACAGCGCTCTAACCTGCCTGAGCTACATCACCTTTATATACATAAAGCAAATACCTCGATTTGCCGACAAACGTCTAACTGATTTAGTTTTACAACGATACGGCTTGACCATTAACCACAGCATTATATCGTTGAGAAGCCCGCCTACGTCAGTAATCCCTTTCGGCACGTGTCGGCTTCCAAAACACCATTTTACCAATATGTCAAAGAACTCTTCTCTGTTGTTCCCAGTCTCCCTTCAAGGGCAGGCTCAAAGACCGGACTGGGTACCGGATAACCGGCGGTTTGGTTTGACTTTAGTGAGGGTTAGAGAATACTTTGGTTGTTCTTCAAAACTATGTCCATTAAGTTTCGTTGCGATTCAATAAATTTCTTCAAATCATCACATTGGGAAACTTTCTCTCTATAAAATCCACGTTCTGATTCTAAATCTCGTTTGAGTTTTTCATTTTCACCTCTCAAAGAGCTGATCAACGCGTCTCGTTCTTCAATCACAGCTTCATATTTGTCTCGCTGTATTTCTAGTTCGGTTCTTTTATCCATTGTTGTATAATTTGATTAATCTCCGACGTAATGTGCACCGTAATGAGTACTATTTGGGTTGTAGTAAGCGGAAGCGGGAATATTAAGGTTATTATATTCCTTACTAGGTGTAGCTTTGGCAGTCTTGCTCATAGCTTCATGTCTTTCAGCTAAAAATTTATCAGTTCTTGATTTCACAGCTTCCGGTGAGAAACTTTCTTGGAGTTTTGCAAAGCTCCATGCAGATTTTAAACACTCTGAAAATGTTTTTCCACCCTTCTTGTAATTGCGGTGTGCAGACTTCATTATTTGTGATAAATTGTAGCTCATAATCGTTATTTTTTAATTGGTTTTATCAATCATTTTTTGTATGTTTGTATGATTGATTGATTTATGATGCAAATATAATCGCATTTGCGTTATTTTAAAAACAAAAAACTTTTTATTTTATCGCATTTGCGTTTTATTAACTTTTGATTGATTGGATTTATGACAAATAACAACACTATTAATGGAAGAATTAGAGAAATAATTCTGTCTGCCGGCATTACAGATAGCGCATTTGCGAAAAGAATTGGTGTAACACAATCTGTAATAGCATCAATGTTTCAACGTGGAACAGAACCTTCCGCTAAGGTATTAACTTCAATTCTACTAACCTATGAAGATATTTCTGCTGAGTGGTTACTTCGCGGAAAAGGTCAAATGCTACTTTCAGAAGTAACACCTGACCCAAACATAGAACAAATGAAACGCTTGGTAGATACGATCACTACCTTGCAAGGTATAATCACCGAACAAACTAAAACGAATCAGTTACTCACAGAAGAACTTAAAAAAGCCAAAGGAGAACTGACTATGTTGAAAAATGAACGAAATGTAGGATAAACTTATATACGTATGAAAAAAAGATTTTTAATACTATCCTTCTTATTTGTGCTTATATTTAATTCATGCTCTGATGACAGTATTAATTTAGCAGGAACAACATGGACTTCTGCAAAAGACTGGTACGGAAAAACTCGATTGTCTTTTGAAGAAGGCACTCCTTATTTAAGATCTTTTTTTGCTATATCTTTTGACTTGAAATCTTTCACAATATATAATGTTGCAGATGATAATGAGGATTTAGAATATGAATGGAAAGAAACGGTATCAGGTAAATACTCTATAAACGACAATATTGTGAATCTAATAGTAGAAAAAGACAATTTAACAATTCCCTGCGAAATAGAAAAAGATATAATGTATTACAGTAATACTAGAATGAAACTATATAAACAATAGAATAAATATTTTTTCAAATATGCGCCCAATTAGAACTGTACCCCCAAAAGATGAAAGAGAATATCCTTTAGTTATAACAGCTGAAGAAAAGGATAAAGTATTAAATTATATTTTGGTTGTAGCAAACGGGAAAAGAACAGCTAAACTAAATTATAAAGATATACCAGACCTTAGGATCAGTAAAGAACAATATGAAATAGTTTTAGAGGAGTTCAAAAATAGGAGATTTATTGACTATAAAGGATATGATATTGAATATCTTACGTTGAATTTTGAAATATTCAATTTTGCAGAAAAGGGGGATTCACTGTTGAAAGAGACTTATATATATTAAGTTTTGATACATTTCAAATGCAGCTAGAACGATTAGAAAAGGAGTTAAGCCCTGATACAGCAGCGAAAGTTGATGATGTTGTCGGAAAAGCCCAAAATATAACTGAACTACTGATAGGGCTCTCTGCTCTAGCTGAAAAAATGAATCTCTAAGATTTATTATCAGGATCAGTTAATAGGAACTCCAATATAGAAGCTGCACGAAGCAGTCTTGAAGCATATAGAGTTGCATCTGCATCCGGGTTGTATTGATAACGCCTAGTCTGAAACTTTTTAAAAGTAACAAAGCCACTAGACATATCATTAGCAAGTGTTTTCAAGCTTGATATAGTTTCTTTTACATTTTGGTCATAAGACATTTTTATACGCATACGAGCGGAATCATCCACTTTTGCACAACACTGGGGATAAAAGGCTGTTGCATTATCTTCTTTAGAAGATTGTTTTTTACTTATCCTTCTTAGGACATTTTTTAATAACGATTTCATAAACGCACTATTTTAGTTTGACAATGCGCAAATATAATATTTAAAGTAATATAAAATATGAAATATAGAAATCTTGATAGTACATAAAACATCAAATGGTCGAATTATGGTCGAACCATAAAAAAAAGCAGGACTATATAATTGATATACAGAATATACAACTAGATTTCCAAAAATGTGTCTAGTTTAGTTTTTGTGTTAATAGCTCCCTCGTCGGCGGACGAACTAGGGAGCTATTTTTTTATTTATTACAGGAATATAATTGCACAAAATATACATATTTTCCATAACTTTGCAGCGACAAAGGATCACACAAATGGAATATAGCGTAGAAGAACTAAAAAGTGCATTAATAGAGAAATGCAAGAGTGAAGGTATCCTGTATGCAACGGTTGCAATGGACCGTCGTACTAAAGAAATGATTCTTCCTGATACTTTACAAGGAGCTCTGAAACATCCGGAATTCTTCGTATGTACCTGCAAGAAAGTAAAAGACCAATATGTAGTGGAGGAGATTACTAAAGTGTAA